TTATTAGACTTCATAATGTCAACAATGTATATTGAAACTGGTAAAGGTCAAAAATTTGTTTCTTACGATAATAACTATGCCGCAGTAAGATTGGATATTAATCCTTATGGGGGTGCTGCAAATACATATTTTAAACCAAATTATTATTGCGTATCAAGAGGTAGTATAATAAACGTTCCTTATGTTTCTTTTAGTAGTTTTGAAAATTTTGTTGATTTCTTTATTGCAAAATATAAAGACAAAGCACCAGATATTAGAGAAAATCCTAGTGATAAAAATATAGTAATAGATAGTATATCAAGAGCTTATGTTACAACTTGGCCATCAAACATAGAAACCACAATTTATACTGACTTAAGTGATGATGATAAAGAAAAAATAAAGAATAAAGTAAAATATGTTATTGATTACTTACGTAGTGTGGGTTATCAATAATTTTTTATAACTTAATGATATTTATAAATAAAAGAAATTATGAGCACAAAACTTATATTAGATAATTATCTTGGTAAAAACACTAGGGTTAGTGAGAAAGATAATGGTGACGGCACCAAACAAGTATGTGATTTAGATACTGGAGATTGTTATACAATTAGAATGAAAGATGGTCTAATTGAAAGAGTTGATAATACAATGAAACAATTTAAAAAAATTCAGGTTGAAACTAAATCTGGTATAAAAACATTATTAAACGGATAAGATGGGAATAGACAAGCAAATACTTGAAGAAATTAGAAGATATAAAGAAATCAACAATTATATTATGGAACAACCGGTACCACCTACTGGTGAAGCTCCAGTTGGTGATTTAGGTGCTGATTTACCACCAGCTCCAGAAGGTGAAATACCACCAGCAGAACCAGGTGTAGAAGCTGGAATGCCACCAGCACCAGAAGCTCCGGCCGAACCGGAAGGACCAACACCAATTGATGTTGCAGCAGATACTGACGTTGAAGAAGTTGAGACTGAGGAAGAGGGTGGTGAAGAAGAAATTGATATTACAGACCTTGTTGATACACAAAAAACAATGTCTGACAAACAAGAAGAATATTTTAATAATTTATTTTCACAACTTTCTAATTTAGAATCAAAATTAGGTGAGATGGACCAACTAGTATCAAAAATCAATGATCTTGAAGCTAAGTTTGATAAATACAGACCAAAAACTCCAGAAGAAAAACTTGAGTTAAGAAGTCTTGATTCTGGACCATTCAAACAAAAACTATCAGATTTTTTTATGGATAAACAAGAAGATATGGAAAAATCTGGAAAAAATGAATATGTTTTAACAACAGATGATGTTGAAGAATATTCACCAGAAGAAATTAAAACAACATTTAATGATTTTGGAACTGACGAAGAAATGATGTAAATATGGGAAGGACATTCGTGTCCTTCTCAAAATTTTTTAAGACTTATTGACTGCGACGATTTTTTATTTTATATTTTAACTTGTAAACTTTTAATAACACAAATATATGGCGACAAACAATGTTTTAGATGCAGTTTTGGCTCAGTATGAAAGCTCAAAACAAAGTGGTTCTTCTTCCACTTCAAAAATGTCTCAAGAAGAAAGAATGAAAAAGTATTTTGCTGCAATTCTCAAAGACAATGAGAAACAGGCTCAAAAGAAAATCAGAATCCTTCCTACACCAGACGGAAGTTCCCCATTCAAAGAAGTGTGGTTCCACGAAATCCTAGTTGATGGTAAGTGGCAAAAATTCTACGATCCAGGAAAAAATGACAATGAGAAATCTCCATTGAATGAGGTTTATGAAGAACTTATGTCAACTGGTAAAGATTCCGATAAGGAACTTGCAAAACAATATAAAGCACGTAAATTTTATATTGTAAAAGTAATTGATCGTGACAACGAACAAGACGGACCAAAATTCTGGCGTTTTAAACACAACTACAAACAAGAGGGTATCTTTGATAAGATTATTCCTATCTACAAAGCAAAAGGTGATGTGGCTGATGGAGAAAAAGGTCGTGACTTGATTCTTGAACTTACAAAAGCAAAAACACCAAAAGGTGCTTTTTACACAGTAATCCAAACTGTTATGTATGACGACCCAACCCCGGTTCACGAAGATTCTGACATTATGGAAGAATGGATTAATGATGAACTTACTTGGGAAGGTGTGTACTCTAAAAAACCAACAGAATATCTTGAGGCAATCGCCAGAGGTGAAACACCTAAATGGGATTCTGACGCTGGTAAATATGTCTACGGTGATTCATCTGAAGCTGAAGAATCTTTTGGTGGTAACTATAAAAAAGAGACACCAAAAAAAGAAGTAGCAAAAGTTGTAGACCCTCAAGATGATGAGGACGCAGACGACGAACTTCCATTCTAATTTATTTTAAATAATATGGGTATGTTGCATAGACAATATACCCATAATTTCTTATCTTTTTAAAAAAGAAAATATGGCAATTAAGAAAAACGACTTTAGCTCAATTAAGAAAAAATTCTCTTCAGACGCAAAATATAAACCACAAAGGTATTTTGATTTAGGAACTTCATTTTTGGATGCAGTAGGACTTCCTGGTCCGGCAATAGGACATTTAAATATGTTTTTAGGACATAGTGACACCGGTAAAACAACAGCTCTCGTTAAAACAGCGGTTGATGCACAAAAAAAAGGAATTCTTCCTGTTTATATCATTACTGAACAGAAATGGTCTTTTGATCACGCAAAACTTATGGGTTTTGAATGTGAAGAAGTTGTTGATGAAGAAACTGGTGAACTTGCTTGGGATGGTTTTTTCCTTTTTAATAATAACTTTAGTTATATAGAACAAATCACAGATTATATTAACGATTTGTTAGACGCACAAGAAAAAGGAGAACTTGACTATTCCCTTTGTATTATGTGGGATTCTGTTGGGTCAGTACCTTGTAAAATGACATATGAAGGTAAAGGCGGTAAACAACATAACGCATCAGTTCTTGCAGATAAGATTGGTATGGGTATTAATCAAAGAATTTCCGGATCAAGAAAAGCTGAATCAAAATATGAAAATACTTTGATTATTGTAAACCAACCTTGGGTAGAACTTCCGGATAATCCATTTGGTCAACCAAAAATCAAAGCAAAAGGTGGTGAAGCAATTTGGTTAAACTCATCGTTAGTATTCTTATTTGGAAATCAAAAAGGTGCTGGAACAACAAAAATTACAGCGACGAAAGATAAGAGAACTGTAAAATTCGCATCAAGAACAAAAGTATCTGTTATGAAAAATCACATTAATGGACTTGGATTTGAGGATGGAAAAATTATTGTGACACCACACGGATTTTTACCGGGTAAAGACGCGACAGAAGAAAAACAATCAATTGAGAAATACAAAAATGAACACGCCGAGTATTGGAAAACTATTATTGGAACTGATGGTGAATTTGATTTAAAAGAAGAAAAAGTATATGAATAAGAATAAATTAAAAGTTGTATCTCTATTTTCCGGTTACGGAACTCAAGAACTTGCACTTAAATATATTGGTGTAGACCACGAAGTAATTGCAAATTGTGATAATTTTAAACAAGCAAATGAGTGTTATGACGCGTTGCACACAACACTTAATGGTAACTTGGGTGACATTACAAAGGTTGACGAGAATACCTTTCCAGAGTGTGATTTATTAACATATTCATTTCCTTGTCAAGACATTTCAATTTCCGGTGTTCAAAGAGGGATTAAAGAAGGTACAAGAAGTGGATTATTATTTGATGTTGAAAGACTATTGTCAGCAAATAGACCAAAATATTTGTTAATGGAAAATGTTAAAAACCTAGTATCAAAAAACCATTACGAAAATTTTAAAAAACATATCTATTTTTTACGAGGTCTTGGATATACATCATATTGGAGATTATTAAATGGTGCAGACTTTGGATGTCCACAAAACAGAGAAAGGGTTTTTATGATTTCAGTACTTAATGAAGATAGAGAAGTTGTAAAACAAAAAATGTTAAATGTTGACAACTATAAAAAAACTAGAGTCCCAATGGAACCATACAATAGATTTATGGGTGTCCAGGAAGAAGATATAGATAAAATGTTAACAACCTCACTTTCAAACACAGCACACGTAGCATTAGCAGGAAACTCAATTTGTATTCCAGTTATGAAAGCAATCTTTAGTGAGTTTTTAACTGACTATATAACAGAAAAAGAACCGGTATTGTCAAACCCAGTAAATGAAATTTTAAATGACTAAGACCTTACTGGTTGATGGTAACAACCTTCTTAAAATAGGATTTTTTGGTGTCAGAGACTTCTTTAACAAAGGCGAGCATGTTGGAGGTATCTGGCACTTTTTAAACACCTTAAGAAGATTTTTAGAAGAAAACAATTACAATAAAAAAGAACAGTCATTTCTAAAACAAAAACAAAGAGTTAAGGAATATCTTGAGGAAATGTTTGTTAGACAATTAGAAGTTCAACAATCTGAAGCTGACGATTTAATTGCTTACTACTGTCAAATCTCGGAGGATGAGGAAAAAACAATTTTTTCATCTGACCGGGATTTAACACAATTAATTTCAGAAAAAGTAACAATCTATTCACCACAACAAAAAAAGTATTACAAACTAGGTGATATGATTAAAATGTACGATATTGAAATTCCACATTATAATGTTAAAACATTTAAAATAGTATCTGGTGATATGTCAGATAATATTGATGGGATTTTCTATTTAGGAGAAAAAACTTTTGTTAAGTTTTTCCCGGAAATACTTGATACCGAATTAAAATATACCGATATTTTAACAAAGGCTGAGACACTACTTAAAGAACAAAAAGAAAATGTTGCCTTAAAAAATCTACTCAGCGGAAAAACCAAAGAGGGGATATTTGGAGATGAATTCTTTGTTATCAATGAAAAAATAGTGGACCTTGCAAACCCACTAATTTCAGAAGAAGGTAGAGAATTAGTTAGGTTATACTACTCAGAGTCATTGGATCCAGACGGAAGGGGACATAGAAACCTAATTAAAATGATGATGGAAGATGGACTTTTTAAATTTTTACCCAAAGGGGATGAAGCCTGGGTTAATTTTTTAAAACCATTTTTAAAGTTATCAAGAAAAGAAAAAACAAATTTTAGAAACAAGTCAAAAAAAACAAACAAATGAAAGAACAAGAAGCAACTAAAGTGGAGTTTTTACTAATGTGTAATGACAACATTGTAGTACAAAGATTTTTTAATGTTAAAGGCTTTAATAACAAAGCTCACAAATCTGAGGAGTTTTATGATTACATTAAAAGATTTTGTAATGAACTTCAGTATGATTTGAAAATGAAATCAGTTGTTTATATGTTGGACAATCAGTATGAAATTACTGAGAATCCGGAGATACTAAACACATCAATTACGAATAATCCTGAAAGTTTTAACCTTTACATTAAAGTAGAAAATATGACAATTTGTCATAGAACATTTGATGCAAAACCTTACCCACCTAAAGTCAGATACACTGTAGACCTACGTCCAAAGCTGAAAGGGATACTTGGAGAACTTACTGACATTTTTTCCGGGAAAAATTTTAATTATTTTTATCCACAATTTATCTAATCCACGTAGTATTTATCTTTACTAAAGGAATAAAAAATTATGGCGACAAATAAAAATTTTGGATATCTCGGCAACAACTTTCAAATTCAATTACTTAACCAAATCATTGTAGACAAAGATTTTTCACACTCAATTATTGACGTTATTGAGGGTAGTTATTTTGAGAACAAATACTTTAAAATAATAATCCAGATGATTCGGGAGTATTATAAGAAGTATGATCACACACCTTCATTTGACACCCTAGAACAGGTCACAAAATCTGAGATTCAACAGGAAACAGCACTTAAAGTAGTTTTTGACACAATTAAAAAAATTAAAGATGCATCCATAGACGGAGCGGATTTTGTGCAAGAGAAAGCTCTTAAGTTCTGTAAACAACAAGAATTACAGAAGGTTATGACAAAAGCTCAAAAAATCATTGATGGTGGTGAATTTGAGAATTACGACACCCTTGAAGAGATGGTAAGAGAGGCCTTACTTGTTGGTTCAAAGGATACAAGTATGATGGATGTGTTTTCTGACCTAGAGCAGGTATTAGAGGACGATTATAGACATCCAATCCCAATGGGGATTCCAGGTATTGACCGACTACTAAAAGGTGGTCTTGCCAAAGGGGAGATAGGTGTAATACTTGCCCCAACCGGTGTCGGGAAATCAACATTACTAACAAAGATTTCAAACCACGCATTTAACCTAGGATTTAATGTACTTCAAGTATTTTTTGAGGACAATCCAAAAGTCATTCAAAGGAAACACTTTACACTTTGGACTAAAATCCATCCTGACGAATTGTCAGAAAGAAAAGATGAGGTAATGACCAAGGTAAGAGAGGTAAAAACAACAATGCCAAATGAATTAATATTAAAAAAGTTACCATCTGACACAAAAACAATGTTACAGATTAAGAATGAAATCAGAAAGATGGTTGCAGATGGGACTAAAATTGATATGATTGTTTTGGATTACATTGATTGTGTTGTACCGGACAAAAACCTGGGGGATGAATGGAAGAGTGAAGGATCGGTAATGAGAGCTTTTGAAGCTATGTGTCACGAAATGAATATTGTAGGATGGACAGCGACACAAGGAAACAGAGCATCAATATCATCAGAAGTCGTGACAACAGACCAGATGGGTGGGTCAATTAAAAAAGCACAGGTAGGACACGTCATTATCTCTGTAGCAAAAACGTTACAGCAGAAAGAATTAAAACTAGCCACAATTGCAATTACCAAATCTCGTATTGGAGATGACGGTGTGGTGTTTGAAAATTGTAAATTTGACAATTCTATGCTTGAGATTGATACTGAATCAACAACAACATTCCTAGGTATTGAGGAACAGAAAGAAGAAAGACAAAGACAACGTGTTAAAGAATTGTTGGAGAAAAGACAACAACGAGAATCAGAAAACAAAAAATAAAAATAATTAAATTTTAAAAATATGGATATTTCACAAAAAATTTTAAGTGACATAACTGTACATATGAAGTACGCAAAGTTTATCCCGGAACTAAACAGAAGAGAGACTTGGGAAGAATTGGTAACAAGAAATAAAGAAATGCACCAAAAAAAGTATCCGCAAATCAAGGATGAAATTGAAGAGGTGTATAAAATGGTTTACGATAAAAAAATACTTCCATCTATGAGATCACTTCAGTTTGGTGGTAAACCAATTGAAATCTCACCAAATAGAGTATACAATTGTGCTTATTTACCAATTGATCATACTGATGCATTTTCTGAAACAATGTTTTTACTTTTGGGTGGGACTGGAGTTGGGTTCTCAGTACAAAAACATCACGTAGATAAACTTCCGGAGCATATATGGGGTCAAAATCATCAACACCGGTATTTGATTATTCAGATATCCGTCACAAAGGGGCCCTTCTTGTTACATCAGGAGGAAAAGCTCCAGGACCACAACCATTAAAGGATTGTATTCACAATATCACAAAAGTCCTTGACGCAAAAGAAAATGGTGATAAACTTTCACCGATTGAAACACACGACATCGTTTGTCATATTGCTGACGCAGTATTAGCCGGAGGTATCAGAAGAGCAGCACTTATTAGTTTGTTTTCAGCTGACGATGATGAAATGATTTCTTGTAAATCAGGAAACTGGTGGGAATCAAACCCACAAAGAGGTAGAGCAAATAACTCTGCGGTTCTTCTTCGTCACAAAGTAACACAAGATTATTTTATGGATCTTTGGAAAAGAATTGAACTTTCCGGAGCTGGAGAACCAGGAATTTACTTGTCTAACGACAAAGATTGGGGGACAAATCCTTGTTGTGAAATTGGACTTCGCCCTTATCAATT